TTTAGAGTTTTAAAAGGGGGGATAATGAACGGGACCATGTTAAAAAAAAAGGATTGATTAAGAAATTATGAAGGATAATCTGGAGGCGTGAATAACATTGAAAAAAGAGAACAAAGAAGAAAACAACTTCAAAACTCTTAAAAGCCGGGTTCTGAGTGTTAAAAAATCAAAAGATCATGTACTGTTCACAGGAACAGTTCTAATCCCAGGGGAACCTGACTGTGACTATGAAAATGGAGAGGAAATCTTAACCCCTGAGAAAGTTGCTAAAATGGCTCATGAATACCTTTTAAACTACCGCTTAGTGGATAAAGACCATAATTTTTTCCAAACTCATAAAACCGTTGGTGCCCCGGTGGAGTCCTATTTACTCCCTGAACCCCGGGTAATGAAGAACATTGAAGGTGTTGAACGGGAATACCCTGCCGGTACGTGGGTGGTTAAAAGTATGATAACTGACCCTGAATTAATGGAAAAGGCTGAGAACGGCCAGATCGCATATTCTGTTACTGCATTATCAAAGAAAGACGCTGAAAAGTTACACGCTGCCCGTAAAGACCGGGTTTTAATCAAAGACTTAGAGGACCCGATAGGGTTCACGGTTTCCTTAGTGGAAAATCCCTGTGTGGATAACTCTTGCAGTGTTAAGAATGATAGTGTGGTGATGAAAGAAGGTCGGGCTATCAGCAAACAAAACAGAAACGTGCTTGAAAAAGCCAGAGACTTGATAAATGAGTTAATAAATCAATCAAAGCAGTTAGATGCAGATAATGGAGGCAATACTATGGCTGAAAAAGAAAAGAATGAAAATGCGAAACCTGAGAACTCAGAGGAAAAAAGTGAATATGTGTCAAAATCTGAGTTCCTTGAGTTTAAGAAGCAGGTTTTAAAGGCTATTAAAAATGGTAAGAGTGAAGGGGGTTCTGAAGAGGAAGGGGGTGATCCGGAGAAATCCAAGAAATCCAAAGAATCAACAGAACCCAGTAGTAAAGCCTTGAAAAACCATGATACTAAGAAAGAAGTATCTTTCAAGTCCGTGGAGTATTATATGGGCCGTAGCAAAAGAGGCCGACCTTTAAAGAAGAAAATGGAGTAAATAAAAACAAATTATAATTTGGAGTTGATAAACATGCTTTCAAACGTGCAAACATTAAACAACATAGTAGCAAACAAAGCTTCCGCCTTAGCGGTTCAAACCTTCAATAAAGCAATCCTCAACCCTGAACAAGCTGGAAGGTTTTTGAGAGAGGCAACAGAAGACCAGCCCGTGATGAGGGAAGCTTCTGTGGTAACTATGAAAAGTCATACTAAAAACCTTGACAGGGTCACCTTAGACGGTAGAATCCTACATAGTGGGTATGACGCTACCGGGAAAACCCGTGAATTAACTGACGATGAAAAGGTTGCTATTAAAACATGGCAGAACCAGCTAGTAGCTCAAAAGCTGAAGACCCAGGCTGAAATTGAAGACGATGAACTGGAAGACAACCTAGAAGGTAAAGCCTTTGTTAACACCCTCCTTGACTTGATCGGTGAACAGGTGAGTTCCGATATGGAAGTTTGGGGCCTCTTTGCAGATAAGGACACCATCAGCTTTGCTACTGATGACCTTCTTTCAACTACTCAGGGGTGGATACCCAAGGCTGGGAATAAAGTCTATCAAGATGACATTGAAGCCTATGCCACCGATAATGATCTAGATGGGGACAGCGTGGAAGCTATCTTTGATTCAATGATTGACGCTACCCCTAAGAAGTTCATTAAGAACAGGAACATGATGAGGTTTTATGTACCGTACCAGTATGAAAAGGCTTACCGGGATGGACTCAAAGAACGTGGCACTGCCCTTGGGGACGCTACTATTCAGGGGTACCAGCAGCTGGTTTATGAAGGTATTCCTGTGGTACATGTGCCATCTATGGATGATACCACCGTTCAAACCCTTTATGGAACCCCCTCCCTCCTGTTAACCACTCCTGCTAACATGGTTGCCGGTATCTGGAGACAGATCAGCATAGAACCTGAAAGGCATGCGGCTAAGGAAATGACTGAGTATGTGCTAACCATGAGGGGTGATGTGCACTATATCAATGAGTTCATGGCTACCGCTGCATTCCCTGATATAGAAGAACCTGAATAAAATATGAGGAAATAAAGGGGTTATCTCCCCTTCCCCTCCATCCCTTTATTAGTTAATTAAGGAAGTGAAACAATGTTAAGCGTAGTTAAAGCTATTAAAGCGTTAATCAAACAAATGGAAAAGAACAGCCTTTCAGTAGGAGTTATCTCCTTTGGGGAGGCGGTTGTAGAGAAAATAACTGCCGCCACAGGTAAAGATTTACTAATAAACCCCGCAACGGGTAAAGATGTTAAAATCAACTTAACTGACGCTGCCGGGGCCCGTAAAGTTATCATATACGACAGTGGGGAGACCGCTGTTGTTGAAATAGACAGTGATGGTAAGATTAAAGCCGTTAGTTTTACAGGGGCTGTAATTGGTGATGTAACCGGGAACCTCACTGGAGACTTAGCGGTTTATGCTGAAGCTGAAACCACAGGGGCCCCCACTCAAGCGGATTTAGTGACTGAGTTCGGAGCGGCTAATACTCATGAACCCGGGATAGTGGGGGTCTTTGATGACTCCGCCGGGGAGAGTTATATCGTGGCAACGGATGGAACCTCTTATCAGATTGCCACCATGGCTGAAGCCAGTGCGGGAACATAAAAAAAAGGATTCCCCCCCCTCTCCTATTTTTTCCCTCCTCTTTCTTTTTTTTTAAATAT